TACTGGCATTGGCTCGCTCCTTCGCTCGATCTCCTAATACTTGCAGTACTGCCTTAAACATGACCTCATCCATCGCCAGGACTTGATCGGGGCTAATTTTTAACTCGATAGCCAGACTAGCTACCAGGTATGTAAATGAACCCCGATCTATCCTTTTGGGCTTTCATCCTCGATCACTTCGACCGAGATTAAATCTTTAAGGAAATCGTCACCAAAAGGTGGGATCACCTCGGTACGCATTAGTGCATTGTGAGCCAGCCAGTACAGGTCGCTATTCTTTTCGTGCTCGCGTAGCTGCTTGTATAGGCCTTGCCCTGCGTATTTTTCAAAGGCCACCTCAACCACCGGGGTAATGCTTACGATGCTTTCCCCTGTAGCCCTTACGATCTTTAGTCGTGCCATTGTTTGCCCCTTAGTTTGTTAGAACGGTGTTGATGCTGAATAAGCTACTGCAGATGTGCAGGTAAAAGTCATAGATGAGCGTGCAAAATCCTCTGGCCCACCTGTACCTACTGGAGTCAAGTTATTGACCAAAATAGATACTGTGTAGGTTGGATTTGTAGCGCTAACAGCTGTTCCCTTTACAGGTATAACTATTGCAGTAACGCTTGTGCCGTATGCGGCTTGCAAGGTTGCCTGAACTTGTGCGGCTGCCCAGTCGTTCAAGAAGTCCACCTGCAACGTTGATGCTTCTAAACCTTTAGCGAATTGATGCGCAGTCGCGCCCATCGCTGTGGTCTCAACTTCGTCAAATGTCTGCGTAAGCGTAATGCTAGTTACGTATGCGCTAAGGTCTACGGTGGCAATTTTCAGGCCAACGTTATTATCTAGATAAATTGCCACGTCTTATTCCTCATCCTTCTTAGTAGTTTTGCCTGGAATTGGCAGACCAAGTTTTTTTAATACTTCGATGTCTGCCTCGGTTATCTGTTGATCTGCCATGTTTAGCTCCAAGTGGTTAGTACGGTTATTGATAGGTCTGCCATAAGCAGGCTCCCACTTTCAGCGTTTAGTACTGTAGGCGCTGAAATTTGGGTAACGCTAAATACGATCGCGCTATTTGCTAGCTTGTTAAATACGGCGATCATTGTGTCCTCGATGCCAGCCAAATTGCCCTGATTATCAAATGCTGGCACCGTCATAGTTATTTTAAAATTTGCTTGTGGCCTAATAGCAGCCTGGTTAAAGTGGCCGTTAGCAGGCACGATATAAGGATCGCCGGGCGATACGATCACGCTGTTAGCCATGATGGTCGCAGGTGGATAACTAAAGGTTTGCCACACGCCAGCATTTGCCAGGGCGGTTGCAATAGTTGTCCGTAGGGTTGTGATAGCAGCTGGCATCTGTCAGCCGATCATCGATGCGGGCGATAAATAAGGCGCTAATAATCCGCGAATTTTGCCGATAAGCGTATTGCCCATCCGATAAGGGCTTGGCCCCATATCGACTGATACGCCGCCTGTCTGACTGACTTGGCGGGCTTGCCAGATGTCTACTGCCAAAATCATCGCAGCCTCGCGCACGCTGGCTGTAGTGGCGTATGAGGCCGTCTTGGTGTCCTCGCCTGTGGCTGTGCCGTATGGGAGCACGCGCCTAAAGTTTTGGTTAGCCGCTGTCTTGGCGTACTGGATGAAGCTGTAGCCTGCAGGGTTTTGAAAATACTGCAGCTGTAAATTAAAGGCTGGCAATATGTTGCCTGTGCCTGTGCTAAATGGGATCGTGCCTGTGACTGTATAGGTGCCGTTAAATGTTGAACCAGCCCCGGCGATCGTTACAGACTCGGAAGTAGTAAAGATGCCAGGGTTGGCCAGCATTACGGTAGCCACGTTACTTACTAACGCAGTTCCCACTACCGCAGCGCTATCGAACCATAAAAAACTATTGATTTGATCTTGCGCGGCTTGGCAGCATGTTTCTACATCGCTGTCTGAGTACAAGGTGCCGATGCCTAAATTTGCACGTAACTCAGCGACCGTTACATACGTTGCAGGCATTTTGTACTCCTTTGTAAAAAGGTCGGTGGGTGCAAGGGCTTAGCACCCACCGACTGCTAGGGATTTAGTTCAGGTTGAACTTAACGATACCGTTAGGCATCTTGGCGATAGTTGCCATGTAACCATAAATGGCCACCTGGACTTGCAAATTACTTACGACATTGACGCTCATGTAATTTGTCGCGCTGCGATATACGGTAAATGCTTCAGGTGCAAGAATTACAGCTGAGTCATCGATGGTTGTAGTGGCTGCGAAGTTCTTATCGACATATAGATCGAGTCCGAGTACGTTGCCGCGAATTGCGCCAGGCTGTACTAGACCGCCTGCGTTCATTGGCTGTGATGCTGAATAAATTGGGCGTCCTGTGTTATCTGTTGCACCCATAAGCAGCTGCCATTGTGATCCATTGGCGATGTAGTTATTTGCAAAATAACCTGTGGCTTCGTAGATTTTGCGTGCTGAGTCGCTAGCAAATTCGATAACGCCATCTGATGTTGCATCGCAACCTGATGAGTACTGACCAGCAGCAACAAGTGCAGCAAGTACAGTTGTATCAAGGCGTGTTAGGTAAGCGTTTTGTAGTTGCTGTGTTAATTCAGCATAGAAATTAGGGTCAGAACGCTCTAGCAGTTCAACGCTTAGTGTGTTCATACCTGAGTACTTAGAAACTGTACCTGTTAGGTAAGCAGTTTCCATGCCAACATTTGCTACTGCTCCAGCTTCGGCTTCTACGGTAACGCTAGGTGCAACGCCTGTACCGCCGCCTGCAGATGTAACCAATGAAGGTACATTTATAGTCATGCCGCTAGTTGGCAAAACTCCCTGTGAACAAGCATCAATGGCAGGTGTGCCAAAGCGTGTGTTAGTTGGGAATTCTGAAAGGTACTGTGTTGGGTTAAATGCCGGGTTGGTTGAAAAACTATCATCGGCAGCTGTTACGTAAAGACGTGACTCGTCATTACCTAGTGCGGCTTTAATCTTGTGTTCGGTGTATGCGCCCATTGATGTAATAGGTGTGCGTACGGTCTGGCTGTTTAGTGCTGAAGGTAGGATAATTTTACGAGCTGCTTCTACTACTGGCGTAGCCGCTTCCTCTGCCTTATCCTCGGTTGGATTTTCGGGGGCTGTGGTCACAGCGGCCTCGCTTTCTGTTTCTGTTAGTTGGGTTTGTACTTCTACCGCTTCGCTTTCGCTGGCGGCAATACTTTGCACGGCTGCCGACTGGAAAGCAGCCGACTCTACAAGACTTACTTCGCGTAGATTTGCAGCCGTGACCAGGAGATAACCATCTTTAGGCTCTGATGCTGTAACTTCAACACCAACGGATAGGCCGTCCATTAGTTGTTCCTGGGCGAGCAAAATTGCATCTGAACCCCGGGTGCTACGGCTTATAGAAAACGAAGCGTACATACCTTGATCATCTGCGCTGTACGTACGCATGCGCCCTACAACTTTTGAATTATCGTGAGACATAAGCAATTTAACTTTGGCTGCATCTAAAACTTTTATGCTGCCTTCTTTAAATACAACTTTGCCTGCAGATGTGTAGCCCACCTCACCATACGGCGCGATCTTGCCACTAATCATGCGGCCAGCTTCATCGGCTGCCGTGATGTTTGCGCTAAAGGTTAATATCATTTATTTCTCCGTTACCGTAGGGTGTCATGCTTTCCATTTCGCGTGCTGTCTCGATGTCAATAAGTTCTAGTTGCAGCATCTTTTCAATGGCGCTAAGTCTTGCCATAGTATCTGCACGTAAAAATGTTTCATCGATGTTGAACTTAACGACATTACCGTGTGCGGTTATATCATCCATGCTAAGGCGTTCCTCTACTGCACAAATGTAAGGCTGCAGGCTGTACGCAACATACTCTTTACGGCTATCCAAAACGTTTTGATACGTCATACTGTTATTCATATCTGCGCTAACCATAAATGCTGGCACGTTCATCAAGCGCGAGATTTCAGTAGATAAGTACTGGCTTGACTCGTTATAAGTCATTTCCTTAGGTGAAAAGCCAACTGTTTGGTAATCCAAAGTGCTAGTCAAATAAGCAGTACTGCGATTTTGGCGTGCCGATTTGAAAGCGGCCAATAAACCTTGCACCTGCGCTTCAGGCAAATCCGCGCCCTGGTTACGGATGATCCCGGTGGGCATCGGTGTGGCCGCTGCAACTGCCGCTGCTTTTTGTACATCTAATGCGGCTTGAATTGTGCGAGCACCTGTCTCTAATACGCCAGGTAATAGCGACTGAAATGTAACGAGTGATCCGATACCGGACATTGGTACTTGCTTGCCATCAACTGAGTAATACGCAACTTCATAACCCATAGCATCTGTTGTAACTGTTACGCGAGTATTTGCAACCCACTCAAAACCTGAAGGCCTGCCATCATCGGCATACAAAGAAGTACAGCGCCAGTAACTTACCCCATAAAAAATTAAACTATCAATAGTGTAAGCAAGTGTTACTGCACGCGGTTGGCGAATATCAGGCTGTTCTAGCCATAGTGGGCTTTGTAATTGCTGTCCTGTAGATTTTTTGTACAATTCCAAAGGCAAATAACTAATAACGCCACAAATTAAATTGCGGCATCTTGATACGGTACTAACCTGGAGCGCAGTAGCGCGATCCATAAAACCTGCGCCGTAACCATTGTTATACATGCCGCCGTAACTGTATTGGCCTGCGCCAAAACGATCCGACATAATGGCAGGGGCTAGTTGTGCATCGATCTGCACTTTATCTTTACTGCGGATGCCTATAGCTTCGAGTAATCCCATGAGCAGATTTTCTCAAAAAGTCAAGCATATTTACGGAAAGGCGCGCCACGCTTAAATATAGATTTTGGCCTCACTAATTGGCTTGGATAAGTGCATCACGGCCATAGCCATGCTAATTGGCGCGGCCACGCTGCCCTGTGATTTTTTGCGCACGATACGCCAGCCGTGCTCCTTGCTGGAGCTAGCCACGTTATTCATCTGCTCATCAAGCTCTGGCTGCCCACCATGCACCACGCGTTTATTATCGATGGCATCTTTAAAGGTCGAGCACGCGGTATAAAACTGAGCACCGATACATGGCTCTAATTTAAGGCCGCTATTTACAAGCCGCTCAGCTATGGCAAAAGTCGTGTACGAGTCATGCAAGATTAATTTAGGGTGCCACTTATCGGCTAGCTCTTTTATATCTACGGCTATTTGCAGCTCATTGACGGCTACTAAACTTTCCCAAGTTTTAGCAAGTGCCAGACCTATACGGCCATCGGGTAGCAAACTAGCTGCAATAAGTGAGGCTGATCGGCGCGTATGCGGGTCTACGTCAAATGCAAACATCGTAACCATGCCGGGTGACATGACCATATCGGTATCGGCCAAATCCTCCCACGATCCAGGTGTCCAGGGGCTAGTCATGCCAGTATTTACAAATTGGCACAAGGTCTCGGTACGTGCTGCCATGATCGTGCTGGTTGCGATGGTCTCCTCGATCGACTCCTCGCTGATAAGCAGGCCAAGACTAGGGTTAGCCTGCGCCCATGCCTGGCGATCCCAGATGTCACAATTTTCATCCGCGCTGTACTCGTAAAACCCTAGCGACTTAGGTGGCTTGGCCATCGAGCGCTCGCGCATGTGTATGAGCACATCGCTATCAGCTGCGCCAGCATTGGATGTATAAAAGCGCTGCGAGTTAGGCCGTGTAAGCGTTGTGGATTTACTAGCATCCATCGCGGTCTCATTGACTTCACGCAGCTCATCGATCCATAACATATCGGCGGTTAAACCGCGGCTGGAGTCTGAGTTAGCAGCTACAACTTCAAGCACCGCGCCATTTTCCAGGATCAGGCGCTCTTTGCCGTTGCTCTTACGGTAGGCGTTCTCGATCTTGCCATCTTTGACCTGTGCTAATAAAAATGGGTTACGTGCCACGATGTCTGCGATTATCTCTAGCGAGCGCTCAGCCATACGCCGCTGGCTCGACATCATCAAGATATTGCGCTCATCGAAGCAAAACAGACCAGCTAGTACACGCATACGTAGCATGTGCGATTTACCGGACTGCCTGGCGCAGATAAACAGGCTGGACTTCTTAATAAATTTGCCTTGCTCATCGATGGAGCACATATCGTCAAGAATTATTTTTTGCCAGGGTAAAAGGGGCTGCCCGATTTTTTCGGCAAGCTCTGCGATCTCACCGCCGCGGGTTTTGGTTTTTAACCAGGGCGTGTGAAGGCGTGGGTATAAAGCCCCCATAAGCGGCGGTGGACTTTGTACTAAGACTGGCTTCATCTGGCTAACTTTCCTTAGTCATCGGGCCTGTATGAACCTTAGTTACCGTCTCAGGGGAGATACGCAAAGG